ATCTCCTTTCAGTTTTTATGTTGGTCGCATGGAAACGGACAAGTCCTGCAATCCTCACTCGGAATACAGGAACATTCGTCAATGTCGGCAAAGCGATAAATATAAATCGCCATTGCCGTGATAAGTAAAAGCAACAGCATATTCTCACCTCACATCAAATGGAGTTGAGTCTTCTTCATATGGTTCTCCGGCTCCGAACCAGGGCGGGGTGTTGTCTGAAACATAGGGCTCATCTGCAACAAAGCGTTCAAAATCGCCATATTTGGACAGTGACTTAACCGCTTCATCAACCATATTGTTGTAGTAACTACGGTCAATATCATTCTGTTTCTCAAGCTGCCGAACCATTTCGGATTCCAGCCATCTGTATCCTTTCGAACCAGTCGCAGCAGCATAGCCCTTTTCCTTGGTCTTCTTGTTCTCTGTCTCACGAAGCAGAATACCGCCGCCGCAACCAGGTTTGATTGGACAGAACTGACCGACTTTTCCGACAAAGTGATAGCTATGTCCTTTAGCAATCTCTTCATCAAGACCTTCTCTCACCATAGGGGGGTCTTTTTTAGCAAGCCGTTCTTTTTCAGCTTCCAATTCGCTTACATCCGGCAAATCCTCATTCATATCGAGATACAGTGCTGAAGTTACCGACTTGGTTTCACACATGTCTTCAAACTCGATATTTTCTTTGCTGAATAGAGTCTTAAACACATACGGAATCTGGAATTGGGTGCCTGTTGCAGTCCAATCGTAAGGATGCTTTTTGTTATCCTTACAAATATCTTTTGCCGCCTCAACATACTCCTTTCCATACAGATCGTAGCATTTTTCAACAGTGGCATAACGGGCAATATAAACTGCGTCGTTTACCAAACACATACGGTCATATGTAGCCTCATGTTCAAAGTTGTAGCCGTATAATTTACCGTACTCCGCTACAAACTTGATAATTTCCGGTGTTGCATCAGGAATTTTAATGGAATCCGTCTTAATATGAGCAACAGTAAAGCCCCGTTTCTGGACCTCGTGTTTGAGGTTTACCATAAACAGGGCGCCGCGTTTGGCTACGATATTATCTTTGTTACGGTTATCGTGGAACGGATGTTCAAAGCTCGCCGAAGTCAATCCGTAAACTGAATTGATTGCGATTTTCAGAGCCTGAGCCAAATTATCGGCAGCAGATTCGTCCGTAAGATACTTTGCCAACGACCCATTCAGCATTTTCTTAG